GTCTTTAGGGTCCTTCTTCCACATTTCATAGACGAACCTAAAGCCTTCAGGCGTTGTCGTTACCCCAATCGTGTTAGGCCCTGCCTTCTTCTGGCGGTTCCGAGCCATGATCTGGCGCCAGGCATAGGCCGCGTCATCCCGCTTTAGGGTGTCTAGCTCGTCTATATCGGCGTCGGCGTGTTCGTAGCCCACGATCCGTTGCGGGTTATCCATCGTCCGGAAGAAGATAGAGCCGTAGCCCTCGATCTCAATCATATTGAGGGGGGACTTCTGAAGCCGGTAGGCAATGCCTAGCTCGTCTAGCATCGCCTCAAATCTGGGCCATGCGATCATCCGGATAAGGTCGTAGGTTGGAGCGTAGAACCCTCGATTAGTCCCCGGATTGGCAATAAGCCCGAAGATAGACCGGAGGATAGCTGCCTCAGTCTTACCCGCCCCGAAGCCAGCGATAAACGCCGGGAACTTAGCCTGTGACGTTATATATTGGAACTGAGGCGCCGTCGGGCGGATATCAGGCATCAGGGGTGACGATATTGATATTGATGTCTTGCCGGTCGGAGCCGCTCTCGGGCGCATCCTTCTGCCCAAGTATGTTCTTCCCGAGCCATACGAGCATCGTCGTATTCCCGTCTAATGCGGACTCAAACTGCTTACGGCGTAGGGACATTTTCCCGCTTGCCGCTGCCTTTTTATAGTAGTCCGCAAAACCGCAGGAATACTCCTCCTGTACGCGCCTTTGGAGCGTGTCGTAGGAGATACCTAAAATGCTAGCAATCTCCTCCCCCGTGCAATGGATATTGCATAGGCGCTGCACTAGTGCCCAGTCAATCTCTATTTTCGGCCTGCCAGTTTTAGCCATTTGTTTACCTATTCAGGCCGCTCGATAATCCACCCGACGAACTCGCCGAAGCGGAAAATCTCAATTGCTTCTGGAATCTTATTGCGTAGAAAGTTCTTTGCTAGCGGTCTTTGAACCCCTCCTAGCGATAGCTCTTTGGCTATAATCTCGTCGCTATTAGCGCCTGACGCTACCTTGCCGGCAATAGTCGCCCTATGCAAAACCGTAGAGAGATAGCCGGAATCAGCTATGGTTTTCTCGAATAAGATTAAGCACCCGCCCTTTTTTATCCGCCTATAGAGCTTATCTAGTAGAGCCGCTCGTTCTTCCACCGACAGGAACATAAGGACTAGAAAGCATACCCCTACGTCAAACATCTCAAACGGGTAGCTTTGCGCGTCGGCTACGACTACTTCCCGCTTCCCCCTATAGAGCGAAACCATCTCTGGGCTGTTGTCGATAGGGATCAGCGTTGCGTTTCGCTTCTCTAAAATATCTTCTAGCGAAAGCTCTAGGTTCCCCGTAGAGCAGCCAATATCGTAGATAAGCCCTTTCTCTGGAAGGTAATGCCTTACGCAATGGCTTACGAGCCCTGTAGCTAGCTCGTACCAAGGGAGCTGCTGCCGAACGTGATAGTCAAACTCGTCTGCTACGTTCTTGTCCTTAAAGGTCCAGTCAGTCGGTATTTGCATTTAGGACTCCGATTCTTAATAGATTCTCGGCTATAGCCTTCATCATAAGAGGAGCGACCATGCGCCCTAACCGCTCTACCTTCTGCTGATACGTTCCCGTCAGTATGTAGTCATCGGGCACCGACATAATCCGTTTCACTTCGCTAACGGTGAACGCTCTATTCTCCCAATGCTTCATAGCTGCCGCGCCCTTGTTTCCGGTGGTCGCCGTGATGCACCCGGAATAGCTGTTAGGGTTAGCCTTCACTAGCTGAAAATACTTCTTGCTCTGCTCTCCTGGCTTTAGCTTCTTAAGCTCTCGATAGATAGCGAATCGGCTAATATCGGTTTCCTCTCGATCCGTATCGGAGAAAGAGAGCCCCTCTAGCGCATCGCCTAGGGAAACCATAGGGCTTTGCGGCTTAGGGTGTACGCTGCCCTTATACGCATCTTTCCAAATGTCTTTCCTAACCCCTACGAAGATAGTTCTTGCCCTACTTTGCGGGACACCTAAGAACTTAGCGTCTAGAATCTTGCAAGAGACTTCGTAGCCACACCCTTTTAGCGCCCTAAGTATTTGATTCAGATACCCTTTCGCTACGCCTTTCGCTAATCCTGATACGTTCTCCGCTACGAAACAACGGGGCTGAAGGCCGTCTAAGAGGCGGATATACTCAAAGAATAAGTCCTCTACGTTCTCCTGCGCGCTGTCGGAGTATTTCTTAACCTTACCCCAGCCTTTATTGCGCGATCCTGCCGTAGAAAACGCGGAACACGGGGGGCTTCCATCGAATAGGTCTAGTTCGCCCTTCTTCTTCCCGATTGCCTTTAGAACGTCCTCTGCGCTTAGCTTCCGGATATCTCCAGGGAGAACCGTAGTCGTAGGCCAGTTCGCCTTATAGGTAGAGATGGCCTCGGGGATAAACTCATTGATAGCTAAAACCTTGCCTCCGGCCATACGGTAGCCCAATGAACTGCCCCCGCCGCCAGCAAACGTAGATACGACTTCAAACCTATGACTCCCGGTTTCGGTTAGTTCTTTAAGCTCTCGAACCGAAGGGAGGCTATACATCGTCAAATTCGTATCCGCATTTAGGGCAGCGGTGCGCTAAGCTCTCCTCGCCGACTTCCTTAAAGTCCTCCGGGGCGTCTATTTCTGCCGGCTCGCCGATTAACTCCAGAAGCTCCTCATGCGTAAACCCTAGAAGCCGCGTATCAAAGTCCAATCCCTCTAGGGCCTCTATCTCTGCCCGGAGACGCTCATAGTCCCACCCCGCATTAAGGGCTAGCTTATTATCCGCGATGACGTAGGCGCGCTTCTGGGCCTCTGAGAGCCCTTCTAGCGTTATGGTGGGTACTTCCTCTAGGGATAGGCGTTGCGCGGCCTCTAGCCTGCCGTGGCCTGCGATAACCCCGCCTTTCTCGTCAACCAGGATTGGGTTCGTGAATCCGAACTCTTTGATGGATTCTACGATCTGGTCAACCTGCTCCTTACTATGAGTGCGAGAGTTGTTCTCATACGGCGTAAGGTCTACCGCCTTGCGATATTCGATCTTCAGCATCTAAGCCCCCGGCTTTAACGGGGGCCCTGCCCCCTACGCTGCTGATCATTATACAGTTTTTGCCCTTCCTTGTATCCCTTCTCGTATGCGCCCCCTATCTTCCAGTTAAAGGGTGCCTGGGCGTAGCCGTCCTGCTTGCCTAATAGGTAGTTGAAGTCCTTAGCGAGTATCAATGCTTGATCTCCCCTGCCGCCTCCCATTTAGCCATAATCTTCTCGGCCTCCTCCTGCTGCTTCACGATTAGCCGGGAGAAAGCTTGCATCATGGCGGAAACCACCGCTGCTTGTTCTTCGGTAGGTTCCCCCTCGTACATTACGCCAAGGTTCCCCTCCTCGGGGTCCCAGAGTATCTCGTCAATCTTAAAGGTCATAGTCGCCCATCCGCATAGCTTCCATCTTCTTATGGAACGCGTCGGAGCAGATTAGGAACTCCTCTACGTCCTTCTCGTACTCATTGACGATAGCCTTAACCCGAGCCGCGTGACTCGTATGTTCCAGCATGATCGTAGCAAGCCCGAAGGGGTCTAGCCCCTGGGTCTCAAAGAAGTATTGCATCTCGTCAGCGTCGTTCACGTTCTTCCACACCCAGTCCTCGACGTGATACTTAGCCTGCTCTACCACCATTTCCCGAGTCTCCTGCCACCATTCGTAGTTCTCGTCGTAGTCGAGCATCACTCACTCTCCCTTTGCTTTTGCGATTGCTGCTCGGGCAACGTCCTCTGCATACGCTTTGCCGAACCCACCCATTTCCGACATTTCCAGCATCATTTTCAACGACTCCAGCAACTCCGGCGCTGCGGCAATGAGTCGTGCGTCGGCGTCCCACCGCTCAATCTGTTTGGGTGTCTCATCACCGACGCGATCTGTGAGCGCGGGCAGGCGCACGATTACGCAACCCGCCTTCCGCGACTTGATGCTGTTGCCGACTCGTTCCCAAGGCCCCGGTGTGTGTTCACTCATGTTCTTCTCCTTCAGCTTGGCTTCCCAATATCTCTCCATTAACACTCCCTCTTCATCCTGTTCTAGCGCTGCTACTCTCGCCTCTAGCTCTTTGATGCGGGCAGCCTGCTCCCGCAGAATCACCCCATCGCCTGCCGCAATGGCGTCTGCCATCG